GGCGACAATGCGGTAACAAATACAGTTGGTGTAAATGGTGGCCAAAATCTTGCCGCAGCAGGTAGTGTCCAAATATGGATGCACGGTAATGATTCTCTCTATGCAGTTTCAGCCGCGGGTACTTCAACCGGCGCAGTATCGGTTATTTACTCAGCGTAAAAATGAGCGAAACCTTTACACCACCCGCTGGAGTAGCCGAAGCCGCTAAGCGTGCGCTCGGATGGATCTCTGACGGTCATGCCGGAGGGGGATTCACTAGCACCGGAAGGACGAGAGCCGGACAACTATCACGACGCGAAGGAATATCTCGCGATACCATTATGCGAATGGTTAGTTTCTTCGCTCGTCATGAAGTTGATAAGAAAGCAGAAGGATTTAATCAGGGCGAAAAAGGATTTCCGTCACCGGGGCGTGTCGCTTGGGATGCGTGGGGCGGGGATGCTGGCAAGTCATGGGCTGAAAGTGTTGCATCAAAGTTCGATAAGGAGAAATCAACAATGGCAGATTTTACAAACTCGTATGCCGCAATTATTAAGCAGGAAAAGCAAGACGACGGCTCGCTCCTTGTTTATGGTAAGGCTACAGACGATTCGCTAGATATTGACCAGCAAATCTGCGACGACGCATGGCTTTCTAGCGCGATGCCTGAGTGGTTTAAGTCCGGTGGAAATATCCGTGAACAACACTCTTCGATTGCCGCCGGAGTTGCTAAGGAGTACGAGTCAAAGCCGGATGGACATTACATCTCCGTTCTCGTTGTAGATCCTGTAAGCGTTAAGAAGGTCGAGTCCGGAGTTCTCAAAGGATTCTCTATCGGTATCAAATCTCCACGCGTTGTTCGTGACCAGAAGGCCGCTAATGGTCGAATCATTGACGGACAAATCGTTGAAGTGTCACTCGTGGACCGCCCTGCAAATCCTAACGCTAAGTTGATGCTCGCTAAGAGCGTTGAAGGCGAAGTTAATCTTGTCAAGGTTGAAGAATTCATTGAAAAAGGAAACGAAAATCACGATGAGCGTGGTCGTTTCAGTTCTGGAGATGGCGGCGGCCGCTCAGGTCAAGGTCCGGAACAGGGCGGAAAAGATTGGCAACCTTCCGGAAGTGAACATGGCGCTGAACTTGGAAAAATTCAAGATAACATCACTCAGGCTTACAGTCAGGCTTTCATGAAGGATCGTGTTGAAGGTCAGCCTATGTCTGCTCGCGTCATGGATATTGCTCAGGCAAAAGACGATGCTCAGGGTCATCTTCAAGACGCTCATTCGAATTTACTCGGTGGCAATAATTCTGCCGCCGCTGAATCTATGCGTAGCGCGGCTTCAGTTTTAACTGACGGCACAGGAAAAACTTTCTCCTCAGCGGCATCAGCCCTAAATGCTCTCGCAGATAAAGTCGAAGGAAAAACAAAATCAGCAAAAACTACTAAAAAGGATAAGTCAATGCTCGCAGATGTAATCAAAGAAATCTTCGCAGACTCTAAGAAGTTTGACCAAGCATCATACGACTTGGCTCGTCGTGGAATCGCTCAACTCATTATTTCCGAAGCCAGCGAAATTGCTGATTCAGATTCAGACGAGCGTGACGATATTGACACTCTGCTCTCTGCTCTAAAGCATCTTTTCAGTTTCCGTGATGGCGAACTCGACGAGGATAACGAGGCGGCTCTTGGTGGCTCGCTCCTTAACCTTGCCGCTAAGGGCGACGATATGGACGAAGATGGTTCAGCCGGTTGTGACTGCGACGGCTGTGTTGCTTGTCAGAAGGATGGCGGTTGCGACGACAAGATCTGTAAGGGTTGCACAAAAATGTCTATGAAGTTCGTAGGCAAGTGCCTCGAATGTGGTTGCGGTCAGGTCGGAGATAATCACGGCAAGACGACTGTTCAGATTGCTGGAAATAATGGCGGCATCTCTACAACGTCAAACGTATCCACCGCGACTATCATTACCCCTGAGCAAAATGCTGGATCTATTAAGTCAGCCGAGGGCGAAGATGCTCCCGCTGAAACCCCTGCCGAAGATCTCGTAGAAGATGCTAAGGCAGATGAGGCTACTGAGGAAGTAGTCGAAACCGAGATTCTTGATGAGAAGTCAGTAACGGCTATCATCGAGAAAGCAGTAAAGAGTGCCACCGATAGTGTCAGGGCTGAGATTGCTGAACTTCAATCCGCAAAAAAGGCGGTTGAAGATAAGGCGATGGCTCTTGAATCGGAACTCGTAATTGCTAAGTCAGCCGCGGTTGCCGGTGGTCCGAAGCGGACTGGTCGCGTTGCCGTAACTGATTCAAACGAACTCCTAATCAAAGCCGCTGAGTACCGACTAAAGGCATCAGCGACCTCAGACCCAATTCTCGTTAAAGGCTACAAGGCTCTCGAAAAGGAATACCTCGAGAAAGCCGGCGAAGTCGTTAGCGAAGATAACTAACCCACTCTCGAAAGGAACGACATTGGCTCTTCAAGCCCCAAAGGCGGCAGACCTCTTCGGTGATGAAGTATCACCTAAGAAGGCCGCTAAGAAGATGGACGAGTTTCAGTCTGAACTGAATAAGTCTTTCTCTCTTCCAAACACAAACGGACTCACACCTGCACAAGATCCTACACAGGCTCTCGAAGCACTAGCGGCTACTAAGTCGCTCGCTCCAGATGCTCTTGCTGGATTGAACAATGCAATCGCTTCACAGCGTCTTGCACTTCAGGACATGCAGAAGGATATTACGCTCACATCACCTTTGAGCACATCTTTCGCAGCGTTCGACCTCGAAGCACCTGCAAAGTTGCTTACACCTCGCCCAACACCACTTCGTAACCGTATCCCTCGTAAGAAGGGCGTCGGTACTTCGCACCGTATCAAGCGTATTACTGGTTACACAGGTACAGGTACCGGTGGACAAGGACAAATCTGGCCGGGTATTACTGAATCAACGACTACTGCTTTCGGTTCAATCAACTTCGAGCGTGGTTCCAAGATTTCGTACACATCGGACGATATCATCCTGCCTTACAACTCTTACTCACTCTCAGATAGCGTTTCATTCGACGCTAACTTCTCTGGCTTGGGTTACCAAGATCTCCGTCAGTTGTCCTCAACATCAACACTTTACGCAACAATGTTGATGGAAGAGCGCATGATGCTCATGGCTCGTGGTACTGCTTCAGGTTACGCTGGTGCAATTTCTGCTCCAACATTCACCAAGGCCGCTCCTTCAACAACTGGTTCACAGGTTGCACTTGCCGCTAACACTTACTACATCAACGTTACTGCTGATGCTGGCGTATCAAGTTCCGGTTTTGGTGAGTCAATCCTCGGTACAGAAACTTCACAGGTCGTTGCATCTGGTCAGGTTCTCACAGTTACAGTTTCAACTCCTGTCGCTGGCGCACTTGGCTACAACATCTACGTTGGAACTGCTACCGGTGCCGCTAATCAGAAGTATCAGGGAACACTTAAGGGAACTGGTACATTCACAATTCAGGGTGCTGGAACAACCGGACTTACAGGAAACAACGCCGCGTTCACAACAACCGGTGCCGCCGCATCTCGCGCATCTGCTGATACATCTGCTTATGCAACAGGTTACGACGGAATTCTTCCTACCGTTCTCGGTTCAAACTCTGGTTACAACAACTCAATCAACTCAACATTCTCGAACACAAATCCGGGAACTGAGTACCAGACCGTATTCGCAAATCTTTACAACGCTGTAAAGGCTGATCCAGATGAGATTCTCATCAACGGTTCAGATCGCAAGCAGTTGTCAGATGCAATTAAGGGATCTGCTAACGCTAACTACCGCCTACAGATTTCACAGGATGAAACTTCCGGTGTAACTTATGGCTCAGTCGTTGGTGGAATCGTGAACGAAGTAACAGGCAAGAGCGTTCCTCTTACTGTTCACCCATGGCTTCCTCAGGGTGTTTCACCTGTTCTTTCTTACACACTCCCAATTCCTGACACAGAGGTCAGCGATGTATGGGCTAACTACCTCGTTACCGACTACATGGGTATTCAATGGCCAGTAACGCAGTTCGCGTACGAGTTCAGCACGTACTTCCGCGGTACATTCTTCTGCGCCGCTCCTGCTTGGAATGGTGCCGTTTCAGGTATCGTTTCTGCATAATCACCAAATGAAGGGGGGAGAGGGTCGTAATGGCTCTCTCCCTTCTTTACTAAAGAGAGGCAAAAAAAATGGCAAGACTCGTACCGAGAGATGGTTTCGCTAAAGAGGTTGAAATCAAAAGGCAATCCGGTAGCAAAGTTTTACGCGCAGGTCGTGATGGGTTATATAGAGCAGAAAATCCTAAAGACATAGCGGCGTTGAAGGCAGAAGGTTTTACCGAAGGCAATCTCGCATTACACACCACGGGAGATAACGAGCGCGGGTATAATTGCGAAAAGTGTGGATTCGGTTCGTGGTTTAAGTTATGTTCACGATGCGGTCACAAAGCCGAAGATCCTAAAACAGACGGAGAATAAAAATGACCTCAGCGGTTTCGCCAATAACTCAGTTTCAGTCTGGGTCATATCTGACCATCGCTGAGTATAAAAATGCTCCAACTGCTATTGATTACAACAACCTCGTCGTCGGTGGAACGAGTGCTCAGCAAGATGCCGAACTCGCTTCCGTAATCCAACGGGCTTCGTCGTGGATAGATATTTACGTCAATCAGCCCCTAATTGCTCAAAACTTTCAGGAGCAGTCGCGTACTCGTATCACCCAAGAGGGCTTCATGGTGATTTCGCCGGACTACAACAACGTCGTCGCCTTGAACTCCTTGTCGTATGGAGTAGTTCCTACGAATATGGTCGCCGTGACCGATGGCGCGCTTCAATCCTGCTGGTTCGAGAAGTCGCAAATCGTCTTTCCTTTGAGTCAGGTAGGGCTTACCTATTCTTCCCAAGGTCCGTTGTCGTTCGGCTTCCCGCCGGCTACAAGATCACGGATATATGCCGCCTATAACTACTGCGCCGGATTCTGTAATGGCTTAATCTCGACGGCTACTGCTGGTCAGTCCTCGTTCACTATGATTGACCCAATCGGGCTTACCGCTGGAACCGTTGTCACTATTTATGATGGAGCAAATACCGAGCAGGTCGTGGTTTCGCCTTCGTATGTTTATGGATCTAGCACAGTCGCTATTACCTCGACCCTGAAATATAGCCATGCGTCGGGTGTAGCCGTTGGAAATATGCCTCAGGCTATTAAAGAGGCGGCTATCTTGGCGACTACTGATTTCCTAAAGGTTCGTGGAGATAACTCCCTAACTATGGCAATCACGACTCGTGCTAACGCTGGACCAGCCGCGGGAAGCGTGTTCGGCTCTGATCTTGAATTGGCAAAGCAACTTCTGGCACCATTCCGACGGATGCGCTAATGGCAGTCGGTCGCGTTCAGTTACGCTCTACCCTTTACTCGTACCTTACCGGTGCGAATATTCCTACGCTTAACCAGATATTCACCTCGTTCCCAAAACGCATTAATTTTCAGGTTAATGCTACGGCTGGACAACTCTCTCGCTCTGCCGCTGTAATCTTTATCGCAAGCGAGCGCGAAAGCCGTCTGGCTATTGGTGGAGCAACGGGCGGTTGGAAGCGGGTCGATTTTCAAGTGATCTTGCAGGTATTCCATCATTCGGTTCAGAATAATGCCGAAGATGCGATGGCAGATTTTGATACACTTATCGACAACATCAAAAACACGCTTCGCGCTAGTCACAACTTCGGAGATTCTTCTCAGGTGAATGTCTGGCAAGGAGCCGAACCGGTTATTGAATGTCAGTACGGCGAGCCTTCGACTTCCGATAGTGGAGCGACGGAAACGTTTGCGGAGATTCGATTCGATGTTACACAAATGATTCAGGCTTAGGAGAAAAATGGCAACGTACCAATATACGGGCGACGAAGTTAAGGAGTTCCCTACTTTGGGAATTACTGTCAAGCCCGGTGACACTTTCGAGTCTGCGGATGAAGTTATTTCAGCCGACGTTACTCTTGCTTCTGCACCAAAGAAAACAACACCAGCCGCACCAGTTACCCCTGATGCACCAACACCGTCAGCCCCGTCTGACACAACGCAAGGAGCGTGAGTAAATGTCAGTTCAGAATACACATCGTTCGTATATTGGAATCGCAAAAGAAACGACTAAGGGAACCGCGGTCACTACGCCGACCGCTTACATCCCCGTTATTGCGAACACTCTAAAGCCGCAAGATATTTATACGCCTCTTTATGATGAGGGTTTGCGTGGATCTCTTGTCAAGAATTACAACTACTTGCAGGGTCGCTTGCACTCAACTTTCGATTTCGGTGGAGCAGTATTCGCTGACACCATCATCTACCCTCTCGCTGGAGTATTGGGCGAGGATGTAGTAACTGGATCTGCGCCTTATGTTCACACTCTTGCCGTTAAAAACTCTGCGACTTCCGGTGCTGATGCTCAGCCATCTGCGTACACAATCCTAGACTTCTACGGTGCTGGAGTTCGCTCATGGGCTGGACACCAATTCCATGACTTCTCGCTAAAGTGGAACGCTGACGGATTGCTCGAATACGATGCTAAGTCAACCGGCTGGGGATCTGCTACTGCTTCAACACCAACTCCTTCGTTCTCTACCGTTCTCCCTTCCGTAGTCTGGACAGGAACAGTTAGCGTTGGCGGTACTACTATCTCTAACTCAACTCAGGGCAATATCGACTTGAAGCGCCCTGTCACTCCTATCTACGGCATCTCAAATGTTCAGAGTCCTTACTCTGTATTCGTTGGAGCATTGGAAGTTACCGGCAAGGCAACTTTCCTTATGGAAACCGATGCTCAACTTACTAACTACCTCACCAATACTCAGCCGGCTCTCGTCTTTAACTGGACAACTGGTTCGGGTGCGTCACAGACTTCTATCCAAGCAACAATGACCAAGGGCGCATATACGCTTGCAGTTATTGAACGCTCAAAGGATTTCGTAGAAGTGCTTGTCGATTTCAACGCGCAGGGCAACCTTACAGATGCCGGAACCGTTGGATATTCACCTATCAAGTGGGTAATCAAAAACGCCGTTACCACTTCGGTAGCGTAATCTAGTCGTAACAGGGGCGGCAGGTTGATTAGCCCGCCTTCGCTAATCCCGCGCCCCTGTTGCCTATTTGATAAGATAAAGAGAAGGCAAACAAACGAGAGGGCAAAAAATGTCTAAGCAAATCAAACTACCGTCAGGCGCAACCGTCACTATTAAAGAGGGAAGCGAATTACGAGTAAAAGATCGTAACGTGATGATGCGCGCAAATGCTATTGAAAACAAAGCCGAAAGAGGAATCGCTCTCGGTAACGCTATGCTCGCCGTAGTCATTGAGGATTGGTCATTCGATTTTATGATCCCATCCGTCAAGGAAGATTCAATCGAAAAGTTGTCAATTCCTGATTACCTTTCTTTGATGAAGCAGACAGAGGATTTAACAAAGGAGATTTTCCCAGAGGTCGCTGATACTGACGAAAATCGCCTTAATCCTGATAGCCCAAAAGACAACTTGACCGCTTAAAGGATGTTTTAAGCGGTTTTCAGAGATCTGACGAACTTAAATATCCAGACACCGAATGGTTTTATTTTAAGTTCGCCGATAGGTTCGGATGGACACCTGAACAGGTGGACAACTTGCCGGCTGGTCGTGCGACTTGGCTGTTAGCGATTGCGGATGTGGTCGAGGAAGTCAAGGTCGAAAAAATGGAGAAAAGTAAGTGAGTGATAACCGGGATGAAGTTTTCGCCGCGCTGAAAGCGTGGCAGGAGCGAATGGACAATGCCGGTTATCGTGCCACTCAACGAATTACGGCTGAGTTAGTTCGCCGAAGTATCCAAAACGCTAGTCAGGTAATTAACCCACCTATTCAGAAAAATAACCGACTTCGTTACAACCCTCATATTGGTCCGAGGACGGGAGAAGGTCCGAACAAGGCTACTGGAAACCTCGTAAGAAATATCATCGGTTCGCCTGTTCGTCGTGAAGGTTTCCAAAGTTATACGGCATCGGCTACTTCTGGGGCTGAGTATGCACGAGCAGTTGAACTTGGCAACCCTCGTTGGAAGAGTGGCGTAAAGTTCCCTTACATGATTCCTGCCCGTGATTACTTGGTACAATCGGGGTTAGCGTCTGCGTATATCAGGGAAGAAGTTTCAAGAGCGATGGGAGCATAGCCAATGGCAGGTGAAGTCCCACCATTAAATGTTGAGATCCTCGTACAACTTTCTAACCTTACCGCCGCAGTTCAGGAAGCAACCGCCGGACTGAATAAAATCGGCGATGCGGCTAAGGAACAAGAGCCAAAGTTTTCGGCACTCAAAACGACGATGCTTGGCGTGTTCGCTGGTAACTTGATGGCTCAGGGAACGCAAATCCTCATTGAAGGATTACACTCTGCGGTTAAGGCAATCGAAGATACGCAGGTCGCTACTGAGCAACTCTCAACCGCGATGAATAACGCAAAGCAAAATACTGCCGCTAATCGTGAGCAGATTCAGAGCGTTACAGAGAAGATGAGCAGTTTAGGTTTCTCTACTGCTTCCACGGAAAGCGCGTACACAAAGTTAATTTCTGCTACGGGTTCGGTTACTGAATCAACAAAACTTATGTCAATGGCGGCTGACCTTGCCCGCTATAAGCATGAAGATCTAGCGACTGCCGCTATGACCCTTGAAAAGGGAACGATGGGAAATGCAAAGGCTTTTAGGGAGTTCGGCATTACCCTTGATGCAACTTTGCCAAAGAATCAGGCTATCGCTAAGGCGATGGATGAGTTAAACCAAAAAATCGGTGGTCAGGCAGTTGGTTATACACAAACTTTCGCCGGACAGATGGAAGTCTTGAAATCAAAGTTCGACGATGTTGCCGTAAAGGTTGGCGCAGTAGTCATGCCTATCCTGACAAAACTCATGGAGTTTATTTCAGGCGTAATCGTTCCGGGTATCGAATGGCTTTACAATGTCACCATCGGCAACTGGTTGAAGCAACTCATCAACCTTTGGAATACACACGAGGGGCTACGCAAAGTCGTCGTTAGCGTAGTTGAAAGCATCGTCGGCAGTTTCGGTTATCTACTTGGCGCGGTCGCTAAGGTCGTAGATACGATTGCAAAGATTCCTATTCTTGGCTCGCCTTTTAAGGCTCTTGGTAAAGGTATCGACGAAGCCGCTTTATCAGTTGGAAACTTTGCGAAAGGCTTGGATAGCCTAGCCAATAAAAAGATTACGCTACCTTCCGTCGGAGATGCTCTCAAAAACTCTGGATCTACTGGAGAAGGTGGCGATGTTGGAGTGAGTGGGGGATTGGGTGCGGCTGGAAATATCAACAAAGCCGCTAACGCCGCAGAAAAGGCTCTTACGGCTCATAATGCAAAACTCGAATCGCTTGATGCTAAAGCCGCCGCCGCTGCAGAAAAGGCTCTCGCGGCTCGTAATGCAAAAATAAAAACGTATAACGACGAAGCAATTAAGTTGCATGACGATATGAATGCCGTACTTCTCGACCGTCAGCAGAAGATGGATGCCGCTACCAAAACGAGCGACGATGCTCTACTGAAGGCGCAGACAACGTTTAATGATGCTAAAGCAAATATCGAAACTCAATTTAATGATGCGATGGATGCCGCTCAGAAAACACACGACAACGCAGTTGAAAACGCTACTACTACCCACGAAGAAAATCTCCTTAGTATTCGTCAGCAGTATGCTGATAAGGCTACTCAGTTGCAGGTTGCCGCCGCGGATAAGCAAAAGTCAATAATTCAGCAGTCGATTGACGTAATGACGAGTGCGTTCGCTAGTGCGACCAAGATTGATCTTGGCAAACTTTTTACTACTGGTGGCTCAACTGCTTCTGGCTTGGTGACTCAGTTGCAAGATCAGTTGGGCAAGATAGTTCAACTCCAAAAGGATGCTGGAAAGTTAGCCGCCGCCGGATATAACCAAGAGTTCATCAACGAGGTTATCTCACAGGGACCGGCTCAGGGTGACGCATTGGCACAAGCCGTATTGACTGCCGCCCCTGATGCTCAAAGTTCAATTAAGCAACTTTATTCGCAGGTTCAGGATGCTTCACAGAATGGAGTTACTGATCTCGCTACGCAGATGAACAACGGCGTGAACTTTGCTAATCAGGCACTCGCTAAGCAGTTCGCTCAGGTCAATGTGGATCTCAACACGCAACTCGCAGATAACTCTGCCTCGCTTAATGATGCCCTGACCCAAGAAAATGACAAGTTCAATGCGGCTTTAACGACTGCTCAGGACACCTTTAACAAGGCTACAACTGCGGCTACGAATGCCCGCGACCTTGCCTTGAATAAGGCTAACGACACGTTAAGTGCTTCCATAGTGGCGGCTCACGATGCGTTTAACAAGTCAATTCAATCCATCTCTGATTCTTCTATGAAGCAACTCGATGCGCTTCAGACAAAGTTGGATGCGACCGTGGCAAAGATTCAGGCATTAAATAGCACCTCTGTTTCGGCTGGAGATACCGCCGCAGGATTGAGTGCCGCAAGCACTTATCAAATCGTTAATCAGGATAAGTTATCCGCTGGTAAGGCTCCCGTTACATATAACGTCTATAATAATCAGACTGTAACCGGAGTCAACCTCGCTGATCCTAACGCCGCCGCTAATGCGCTAAAGGTTGGCACTCCTTTGGTTATCCCACCAACTCCCATGAAGGTCGGTTAATGGCAACAGTCACTTCTCTCAATTACTACTCCTTCGCCTTTAATGGTTTCGTCTTTGGTGGAGCAGGTTCGCCTTTTCAGATTACAAAGGTCGAGGGGTTGGAGTCCTTGCCGACTTTGCGTGTTCAGGATGCAAACCGAGGCTATCTCGACGGAATGTTCTCCGGTAGGGATTTCCTGAGCGGTCGTACTATTACGATGCAGATGCAGATTTTCGCTGGCAATGGGTTGTCTGCTTTCCAGAATCACAATAACCTTCAGGCGGCTCTACTACCTCAGCAGACGGGAACGACCCCGCTTCAATTCCAGTTATCTCCTGCCGGTGGATTACAGTTCATTAACGCTCGCGTTCGCGCTGGTAAAACTGCCATCGACCCTGAATATACATACGGATTTATTCAGGCTCAGTACGAATTTTTTTGCCCTGATCCTCGATACTACGACAATACGGTTCAGACTCAGACCATGACTTATTCGGCTCCAAGTGGTCGTACCTATCCGCGTGTTTATCCTCTTACTTATGGTGGGGGATCTAATACGCAGTCAGTTCAGGTTACGAATAACGGCTGGACAACTACCTACCCGCTTATCACTATTTATGGACCGGTTACGAATCCCGTCGTAGGAAACTCGACTACTGGACAGGCTATTAGTTTCAACTATACGATGGCGCAATCCGATATTATTGCCATCGACCTTCAGTATCGTACGATTCTGTTGAATGGAAACCCTGCCCGTAATCTATTACTCGGTTCGTCACAATGGTTTGCGGCTCAACCGGGGGTTAATCAGTTTTACTTCTCCGGCTCAAACACAACTTCAGGCATAACAAATGCAACGGTACAATGGAACAATGCTTATATCTAAGGGGATGAAATGGCTTTAAGGACACCGCCAAGTTGGTTGCAGAATGGATCTCATCCTGCTGAGAATGACCGCCTATCCATGCAAGCACTTTACGCTACGACTGGAATTATTGGTTCAACTTCTCTTGCCGTAACTCAAAACGGAACTCCTAATATGTCCGTGAATATCGCTTCTGGATGGGCGGCTATTCTTGGAACGTATCAGTCAAATATGGGAGTTTATACGGCGTACAACGATGCGACCGTTAATGCTGGTATCGCTACTTCGAACCCATCAAACCCTCGCATTGATCTTGTCTGCCTTACCGTTTCCGATGCGTATTACTCAGGCGTAACAAATACTGTTGCCGTGAACGTGGTAACTGGAACCCCTGCGGCTTCACCTGTGGCTCCCGCTACGCCTACAAACTCAATCGTGTTGGCTCAGGTTCTCGTTGGTGCCGGTGTGACTTCTATCGTGAACGCAAACATCACCGACTCCCGTGTTGCAGTAACAACCAACCTTCCTGTTGTGACTTTGACTGGAACTCAGACGCTTACGAATAAAACTCTTGCGTCAGATGCCTTTACCGGACCGATTGAAACAACAACGGTTTCTGCTACTGCCGCAACCGGAACTATTAACTTCGACTGCATTACGCAGGGCGTTCTCTATTACACGACAAACGCTTCGGCTAACTTCACGCTGAACTTCCGCGGAAACTCATCTACGACTCTGAACTCTTTGCTCGCTACTGGTCAGGCTATCTCTGTCGTATTCTTGAATACAAACGGAGCAACGCCTTACTACGCTAACGCGTTTCAGATTGATGGCGTAACGGTCACTCCTAAGTGGTCGGGCGGTGTCGCTCCTACGGCTGGTAACGCTTCTGCGGTAGATTCTTATTCATTCACAATTATCAAAACCGCTACGAGCACTTATACAGTTCTCGCTGGCGGCGCAACCAAGTTCGCGTAATAGGAGAGGGCAATAATGAGTCCGTTACTTACAGGCTTTCCGTTCGGAGCAGGTGGAGTTCCTAAAGCCACTTATTCCGCAACAACAGGATCTCCAACGATTGATACTGCTTCGCGTCCCGGTAAGACAATCATTAAGTTCACCGGCTCTGGTTCAATTACAACAACAGCCGGAACTGCTGAAGTGCTCGTCGTTGCTGGTGGTGCCGCAGGTGCTTACTCATACGGAAACGACACGGGCGGTGGCGGTGCTGGTGGTTATTACTACAACGCATCTGCCGTTCTTAACGGAGGAACTTTAACGGTCACGGTTGGTGCTGGTGGAAATGGTGCCGGCACTACACAAGTTTCATATCTTGGTAACGCTTCGCGTCTTGACAACATCATCTGTCAAGGTGGTGGTTCCGGAACGGGCAATCTTGGAGCCAGCGGTTTTCCACAAATTACTGCTCAACCGGGTGGCTCTGGTGGTGGCGGTTCGTATTCTTCCGGCTCACTTCCGGGCGGTGCTGCAACTGTTTCAGGTTATGGCAACGCTGGTGGAACACATCCGGGAACTTCAACCTATGGCGCTTGTGGTGGCGGTGGAGCAGGAGCAGTTGGAACTGCGTCATCTTCTGCTGCTGGTGCTGCTGGCGGTACTGGTGCTGCGAACTCAATCACAGGTTCATCCGTGACCTATGCAGGTGGCGGTGGAGGTGGAGGTCACTCCGGTGCTGCCAATGCTGGTGGTGCCGGTGGCACTGGTGGTGG